CCAACCCTTTTGTACGTTGGGGCTAAAATTCGCATGACTAAACTCCATACGATCCACCAGTTTAATAGTATTTCCTCCAATACGGTCGATTGCTACAAATCCCTCTTGTCCCGTGGCTTGATACCCATTATCCGTCAATAGGAAGGTATTTAGTTGTTTCACCGTGTCTAGCTTGCTTATTAATAGGTTCTTCGCTGCAACAATAACGTTCATCATGTCGAATATCGCCTTCAAATTGGTCTTGTTTGTCTTAGTAAAGAACTTGATGACGTTCTGTCTCTGTGTCACTTGTGTTGCCTGACCCCTTGGAGTTGACCGTTTGGCTGCCTCTCCCTTATAAAAATTGACTATATATGCTATCAATTCATTAACATGTTTACTTGTATTTGAGATGGGTTGCTGTGCTCTTACCTTAGTGTTATTGAAGGTCTTAATTTTTTGTAACAACACCGGATCCTCAGCAATACCATTCAGGGTGCTTGCATCAATCTTCTGGAATATTTTACCAGCCGTTGAAAGAATACGAGTAATCTCTTTTGTTTCTGCGGCCGTCATCGTTGCTAACCCAGATTGGTCTTGGTAAGTAGCATCGGTGAACCATACAGACTTTGTAGAGGTTAATGAAGATGAGATATCACCACCAAGTGATGCTGACATACTCTCAAAATCTGTACCACTATATGTGGTGTGCCAAACCACACCAATTTTTGAACTCTTGATTTTTTGGGCCAACGGAACATTAGTAGGTACAGCATAGACTATCGTATTTGGGTGAAATGTGAGGTAGGATTGTCCTTCAAAATTGACCGTTTTAAGGTCACTCTTGGTATACAACAAATCACCTTGAATAATGCCTTTGATATCAAGTTTCGAGAATTCGGCCAGTGCAATTGTGAATTTGGCAGCCAAAGCGCCTGAAAGTCCACTCTTTATGTCTGCATCGGTCTTGAAAAGTTGTGGAGTTTTGTTGAAGATGCCCTTCTTTGCAACGAAAAATTGACCATCATTCGGGTCTATTCCTGCAAATATAGCAGGGGCACCATCCCACTTAACTGTTATGTCAACACTTTTTTTAGAGTGACCAACAAGCATATCCCTGATTGCCCGTAAGAAGTTGATTGTCTGTCTTGTACCATCAACACCACCATTAAGAACGTTATCTTCAAGGTGTTCCATGTGGATGTTCTTATCCTCTATTATAAACGTATTAAATGACTTCATTTGACTGTCCGGGCTGAGGTTTCATAGTATTCAAACTCTCTGGTCTGAACCAGTTGTGTCAGGTTGATGATTTTTCTTGTATCGGAATTGAGAAAGTGTCTTGTATCACGCATGGACCTTAAAGCCCTTTCATCACCCCGTTGATAGGCCCTCTTAATGGTATCGTTGATAAACTCTAACCTAATTTTACTTCGTGGCACAATATCAAAAACCGCACCAGATGCAATCATAGACACTATCTTAGTGATACGTTTCTTCTTGGTTTTGACAAACGTTTTGAAAAGTTCATCTAAGTTTAGTGTTTTCATGATAACTCCTATAATACCTTATTTATAACCATAAAAAAACCTTAACCGATGTATATCAATTAAGGTATGGTGGAGGTGACCGGACTTGAACCGGTGACCTCCTGCTTGCAAAGCAGGCGTTCTCCCGCTGAACTACACCCCCATTATGGTGATGGCTCCGCTGAATACAAGATTACGGGCCAATCTTGTTTGTATGTCTTATTCATACTGTCTGTAACTACAACCTTGAATGTGCCTCTTGTTTCTGGTCCATAATAGAATCGAAACATAGGATTTTCACTTATTGAAATGTCACTATCCACACTAAAAATCTTCCTACCACCACGGGTCACCACAACCGAATCGACATAGTGAGCAGGGATAAACTGACTATTCACTTGGTCCATCTGTAATCCTGAGAAATTGGGATGCCTAATCATCAGTTGGGACATACCCAGTTTGGGTCTTTGTAGAGCAGCACTTGCTCTGGTAAGGTCAAAGAATTTCATTTTCATTTGACCAGCTGTATCTTGTGCTTCTTCCATCCCACTGAGACCAGGCACACTACACCCCCCTGAGGCTTTGATAAACTTTGTTGACATAAAAAGACGGCCATCGTTCATTTGAGCGATGGCACGGACTTTGGTGTATGCATTGATGCGGATTCGTGTATCGACACTAGCAAGACCAGAATCGGGTGTGAAATGGAATACCGCTGCAATGGGGGAGGGATTCTGGTCTATCACAAGGGTAATGGACTCGATAAATGTTTCTTTGGTCTGTATCATACCAGCTACTATGCTAACGGGCACCACAGCGGCATCCATCGCTCTGTAGGGGGTATCTAGGTGAATAACACCCTCACCGTCATTGATTATCTGTTCTTTCTGGTAACCATTATCATTCACTGTTGCACCATAAAGCATCTCACGGATGTCATTCCAAGCATCATGGTTGTAACCTGGACCTACATCGTCCTCTGGGTTTCTCTCATCATCTACTTTCCAATACTCATAGTTTTCCCAAGGTACTTGAGCAGCCTTAACAGGAGACAGTATCATAAACACGGCTGATAGGGCAACAACCAATTTCTGTAAGATAAAGGAGGGGGTATGTCCATTGAACGCACCACCGTTTTCTAGAAACCTTTTTCTATTTTTTGCTTCTTTCTTACTGTTGTGAGATGAGATGTTTTGTCCAGAGGTGACCTCAACGACATGAAACTTGTTGTGAAACTCTTTGATGAGATACTTACTCATTATATTTTCAACTCCTTAAACTTCTTTTTCTTAGACCCTTCATCTTCTTCATCTTCTTTCAACCTTCTACCAAACGTGGTCTTATCCATGACAGGTTCGTCTTTCATTTTTGCCCAATCAACTGATTTGCCCTCGGTCTCCGCTTCACTAAGGTTATATAGCCTCATTTTTGAAGTGTCAATACCTATCATAAACCTCTTATATACCCCTTTATCCGCATACCTGTTTTTCAACTGTTTGACCATCAACTGGTTTAGTTCTTCCAACTCCTCTGTGGTCACCAAAGCCACCATGAAATCTGCTGTTGCTGGTAAACCGAAGGACTCCGCTGTGTCTGTCATGTCTGGGTCACTACTGGAAAACCCTGGTCGGTTCAGCTGTGTCGCACTGATGATGGGAACGTTATGCTCTACAGCCAACCCCCTCAATTCTTCTGCGATTGATTTGATGTAACTGTAACTATCGTAGTTGTTCCCTTTCAATCTCATAGAGATGCAGATATTTATATAATCCACGTATATGATGTCGGGTACAAAGTTCTTTTTCATCTTGAGTTCGTTCAACAGGAACCTAAAATGCCCCACACCCGCAGTAGCAGTAGGGTACTCCTTGATAATGAGTTTACCGGACGTACGTCCTTTCAGTAGATTAATCTTCTTCTCAAACTGCGCTTTAGGTAGCAAGGGAACGTCATTCAAACTAACGTTGAGAGTGTTTGCATCAATACGTTCAGCAATTCTCTCCTCCGCCATCTCCAGCGTGATATACAGCACATCCTTACCATCCAATAAGTTTGCAGCAGCCATATGACACATCGCCAATGACTTACCTACGTTAATACCAGCGAGGATGATGGTTAGGCTTTTCTTGGCTATACCATTGTTGGTGATTTTGTTGAAGTAATCCAGGTCAAACGGTACCTTCTCCTCTTTCCTGTGGTAAAAGTCGAACCGTTCCTCTACATCACCAAAAAAATCATGTCCAATATGGCTATCAAAAGACACAGATAAAGCATCACTGAGAATGACAGGAATAGAACCTTTAGATTTTTTCCCCGATTTGTCGTCCAGAATCGAAATCGACTCTCTAATCCCATTGTAGATAGCCTTCTCTTGGCAAAACTTTTCTGTATTGTCAAGTAACCACTGGTCATCAGTCTTGTTATCAGTCGCATATAGTTTCCCTATCAGTTGTGTCGTCTTGTCGAACTCCTGCTCTGACAAGTACTTGTTGCTGTCAATCTCAATTGTCAAGGATTCCTTGGTCGGTATGTTGTTATACTTTAGAAAGAAATCGTTGACAGCATTGAACACCTCTCGTTCAGTGTTCTCGTCAAAGTATTCTGATTTCAGGAACGGCAACGTCTTTCTGACGTAACCTTCGTTCATCAACAAGTTTCTTAGGATCAATTCTTCTATCTTTACCATCGTACCTCTTAATGTACACTGGGAGGCGGTTCTTCTGCCGCTTCCTCATGTTCAATTAGGTCCACAAGTATATCACCTAACAGAGTCCGAAACGCTGTGTCATCCTCTGTTAAGACTACACTCAATGGATTACGTATTATATCGTATGAGAAGCTCAAAGTCAACCCCTTATCTTCACCTTCTTCGTGCATACCTACCTTGTCATACCTGATAACAAGTCCTTCGTTAGGTGGTTTCAACAGTTCAATGCCCCACCACCTATCAAAATCTACAATGATTTCTACCAGTTTGTAATCTACGTTTTCTTTAGCCATCTGTCTACCTTATAATGTCAATGTTTTCGTCATCGCTCCATAGTTCTAACTCGGTTCTTACCCTATCCTCACCGGCCAGTTTACTATACCGTTTTTCTGCCTTGTTTCTCCACCACTCGACCACATTATCCAGAGCATATTTGTAACTGTTCTCGGCAGGCACCAGCGTCTGTGTTTTCCCCGTCATCACGTCCACCACGTTCTCATACCCATATGAGGACATATAGAATCTCTTTTGGTTGGTCATGCTCTGTGCTTTGGTGATGCTGTCCGTAAATAGTTTCAGTTGGTCTTGGTTGTTATGGTTACTGAGAGAATTCTTGAGAATGGCTATCATCTTCATGTGTATCTTCAATTTCCGTGAGGCGGTTACGATACCTTTTGGGGTGTGGGTGGGAACGAGGGGTGTCCCATCGTTTTTGGAGGTGAACCACTTGTTTAGGTTTCTGTATCGGTCATCATTTAACAGTGGGGTAAACTTGCTGTCTGTCAGTCCCTTATACCTCAGAAACGGTTTCAGACCGTCATACTGTGAGCAGGTTTTGAGGTTACCATACAGGGATGTCGTTTCAAACAGACATATCTCTGAACCGTATTTTTGATTGATGTGTTCCCTGATTTCGTGTGTGCAACACATCAACGCTAACAGTTTACCACCAAGATAGTTGAAACCGAAGGGTTGCATCGGAACGATGATGAAACCCATGATTGCGTGTTTGTTTAGGAGCTTCAGGTCAAGGTTACCACCAAAGAACTCGTTTCTCGGTTTGGAGTTAATCATCGGCGACCCTAACCTGATAACACCACAGATTTTACCTGTGGTGGTTTCCTCTACTACAATGATTATCCTTTTGCCGACCATAGCCCTCTCTGTAATGTGTGACGTTGTAAGGTCTAGAAGGCTGTCATAACTCTCTTGATTATAGTTGTAGTGTAATTTGAAACCCATATCCTTTGGGTTCAAGGAGAAGTCATCAAATATGTCGTCCTCGGGCGCACACCCAGGCAGAGTGGACGGCGTTTTCAATTTTGCCGTCGCCATCCTTTGCTGTTTTATGTCTCTTTGATAGTCATCAATCCTGTCATACTTCTCGAAGAAGTTAATGAATATCTCAGACGCATAGGTAGCATCACTATTCGTTAATATCAGACCCATATAGAAATTCTTTCGCTGCTGCTTTTTCCAATTTTTCCATCACCTCTTTTGTGAAGTATTTCTCAGGCTCCTTATATATGGCTTTTCTAAACTTTTTCGTGCCATCAGCCAATTCTATTTGTGTGGAAACCCCTTTCCAGATGTCATATTTGACAGCAAGGTCAATTAGTCCATAATATCTGTCTAATCCCTTGTCGTATGTCAGTTTTACCTCGACTTTAGAGTTTTCTTTGGTCAGTCTACCCTTCTTGAGTGTACAGGTGATGATGTGTCCTATCACATCCGTACCATCTTTTTCTTTGCGTCTTGAGAGGAAAATGATGTTGGACGCAGCGAATTTCAGACCACCTCCACCACCCATTTCCTTACTTGCATACATCTGTCCCATCTGTACATACGTGTGGTTCGTGACCAGCAACGGCACACCAAGGGAACCTAGTTTGAGGGTGAGGACACGGAAGGTTGCTTTTGCAATCGCAGCCCTAGTCATGTCCTTCGTTTCTGCACCAGCAGCGGTGTCTTCGATTTCTTTTGAGGTTGAAAGCATACCGAAACTGTCTAGAACTAAGAGCATCGGTTTGCGTTCATCTTCGGCCATGGCTCTGTAGTTGTCAACAATCTTGAGGGACTGGAAACGGAATTCCTGAACGGTCGTGACAGGGACAATCAACACCCTCTTGGTGTCAACACCCCTGCTTGCTAACATTTTCTTAGAGATTGCAGACTCAGACTCGAAGAAAACCACTATCGCATCTGGGTTTTCATCAAGGAAATGCTTGCATATGCC